TTTTATGGCTTCGCCGCCGCAGATTTCGTCCGGGTGATCAACCACCTGCTCGGCTTGCCCAACGTCAGTGTCGAGCAATGGTCGCGCATCAGCGATGCGCTGACCTGGCATGCGGAGGGACTGGATTTCGCCGATGCCCTGCACCTGCTGGCCAGTGTCCATTGCACGGAATTCATCAGCTTCGATGACCGTCGCTTTGCCCGCCGCGCCAAGCGATTGGGCGTTACGCCGGCAGTGGTTGTGCCCGGCGGCGTGAATCCGTAGAGAGTTGGCGGCAGATAATGGCCGCGTGACCTGCCTGGCTTTCAAGGGCTAAGGCGGCAATACACTGATTGCTGTCTGACGACAATCGTGCGATCACTGAAAAAACTCGACTCCGAAGGAGCGTGTTCGAATTCCAGGGGGGGTGTTTGAATTGGCACAAAACAAAAGAGAAGAAAAAAACGCGGGAAGCCGGTGACAGCGCGGGATTCGGCTGATTTGAGCGATTAACGGCAGTGGCACAAAAAACGCGAAAAAACGGTATGAAAGCGTCATTTTTTGCGCGAAAAATGGCACAGAATTAGTGCGTTTCTGCTGCAAATAAAACGCAGGCGGTGCGGAGGGCTTCGAGGCGTTGCAGAAAATCTGGATGCTTCACGGCGAACGGCGTCCAGGCGGCGACTAGTTCCAGGAGTTTCCCGGCCAGGTCTGGATTCAATGGCTCTTTGAGCTTCGATTCCGCGACGCGCAATACCACGGAAAGCATCTGTAGCCGCTCTTCTTCGGTTGGATCAAGAAACGCCAGCACAGGGTCTCTCTCGGCTGCTGGCGCGGGTTCTGGGTAATACCGCTTGCGGCCATCGTCCCTCACGCGATAGCCGCCGCGCTCGTCGCCGGGGCCGATTTCACCCTTACGCCGCTTTTCAATCAGCGCCATGACCTCGGCCGGCGGCTGGTATTCGCGGCGCACACCACCTGGGCCGCCTTGCCCTTTAGCTTCCCGATAAGGCCAACCATCGCGCTTCACAAGCGCATCAATCCCCTGCCTGGTGGTTGGAAGTCCGGGCAATTTCATGGCGTTTAGCTCGCCGACAGACAAGTAAATTGAGTTGTCATCCATAGTTACAACTCACGACAACTTATAAGTCATTGATTTACCTGCATGTAAAAAAATTTAGTTGTAATGCTTGACGTGGACATTACGTGCTCGTAAGTTTACAACCATGTCAAACGTCAACACGGAACTAGCCATGGCAAAAAAACCAGCCGCGAAGGACTGGCACAAAGCTGACATACGGGCGGCGCTGCATCGGCAAGACATCACCCTGCGCAGCATCGCTGTTTGTCATGGTTACAACGATATCGACTGCCTTAATCGTGCGCTCCGTCAGCCTTACCCGAAGGCCGAGCGCCTGATCGCCGAGGCGATAGGCGTTATGCCTAAAGATATATGGCCGAGCCGCTATCACCTCGACGGAACTCCGAAGTCTGGCCGAGGTGAGCGCGGATTAGGACGCTACAAGGCGAAGTGTAGCAAAGCGTCAAACGCGTGCAGTGACAACAACGGCAGCGAGATTTGACATGACTTCCGACGTTGACGTCCGAACTTCCGATTTATTTGCCGATGCGCCGAACCGGCCCGGCGCGCTGGGTTGCGCGATCGAGATTGCGGCCAGCATTGGCGATGCGCTGGAACGGGTGCGCAAAGAACGCGGGATGACGCGCGAGCAGGTGGCGGAGCGGATGAGCTTTCACCTGGGCGAGAAGTTCAGCGAAAACATGCTGAACAACTACATCAGCCAGGCGCATCAGCATGAGATCAGCCTGCGCCGGGCGATGGCGCTGGATGCGGCGCTGGGCCAGGACGTGTTGCTGAATCTGTATGCCCGCAAGCGCGGCGAGCGCGCGGTAATCAACCAGGACGATGCGGCGCTGCTGGAATGGGCGCGGCTGCATCACCAGGAACGTGAACTGGCCGAACGGCGCAAAGCGCTGGAAGCGGCGTTGAAAGCGAGACGGTCATGAGCGCCCGGTCAGGTTTGCCGCACCGGCTTGGCCTGCCTTTTGGCCAGCGTCTTGAGGTGATCCACCTCAACCTTGAAACGGCCTATGGCCTTGGTCAGTTCCATCAAGTCGATATCGGTGAATTCGCGTTGAAAGTCTTCGCTGTTTTGCTGGAACTGCGCGGCTTGTCCGGCCAGTGGCGGCGCGCCCTCCAGCACGGCCATCAGTTCCGTGTAGTACCTGGTCAGGCCGGTTTTGTCGCTCGCCAGATGGTCTTTTCTGAATATTGCCATACAGCCTCCGAGGTTTTGAAATGACTGACACACAAAGACTCAACAGTCTGAGCTGGATTTTAAACCAGACCCAAGAACTTTCACGGCGCACCGCCGAAGTGATGGCGCTGCTGCATGCCGCGAATGCCGGCCAGGAAATCGACCTGCTGGACTTCGAACTGAAGCGCGCCGATCTGTCGGCGCTGGTGGACACCATGAACCGGGAAGCACGGGCGATTGCCTACAAGTGAGCCGGCCATGAGCAAAACCCACTACACCTGCGCCGAGCTGGCGGCGTTGAAGCTGCCGGGGTATCCCGGTACCGAGCGTGCCTGGCGCAATCTGGTCGTGCGTGAGGCTTGGACGTTTCGCGAAGTCAAACCGAAAGCCGGTAGATGGGCTGTGAGGCGAGAATTTCAGCCATCCGCCACCGTCGCCAGCCTAATTGCCAGCCCAATGCGATTCATGGGCGCATCAGACGACGTGACACTGACGTTGACGGTTAGTTTTCAGCAGGCGCAGAAGATATTGCAGATGCTGAAGCGGGTGCGTCGTGGCTGAGCACAAGACCCACTACAGCTGCGCCGAGCTGGCCGCGCTGAAGCTGCCGGGTTATCCGGCGTCGCGCCAGAACTGGTACGACCTGGTCGAGCGCGAGTCATGGGAATTCCGCGAGGTAAAAGCCAAGGGTGGCAAGGGTGGCGTGCGGCGCGAATTTCTGCCCTCCACCCCCGTCGCCACCCTGATCGACAAGCTCACCCATGCCCGCGTCCTGGGCGCCGATGCCCGCCACACGCTGGCGGCGCGGAACATGGCGCATGCGGAAGTGGTGGCCGAGCAGGCGCGCAAGCAGGCGGTGACTGCCGACCAGTTGATGGGCTTGTTAACGCCCAAGGGACAAGAGAAATTCGGCGCGCATTACGACGTGCTGCTGGCCTGGCGTGACTGGTTTGCGCAACAGTTGGCACAGATGCCAAAACTCGGGCGCAACGCGGCATTCGGGCAGTTTGCTGAAGCATGGAATGCCGGCCACATCCCGGCCAGCGACAAGGCAAAAGCCAAGTACCCGGCGATCTCGATGCGCACGATTCAGCGCTGGGTGCTGGAAAACGAAAAGAACGGCCTGGCGCCAGTGGCGGACATGCGCTGCAGCGGCATCAAGCGCAAGAAAAGCGTGTTCGAGACGACGCCGCTGCTGCATGACGTGTTCATCGCCATCCTCAGTGAAAAACCGCACATCCAGAGCATTGACCTGCTGGCGATGCTCAACAAGTGCCGTTACGACCGCGAAACCGGCGAGGTGCTGTTTGCGCCGCTGCGCTACGACCAGGTGACGCGCTATCGCGCCAAGTGGAGCGATAAAAACGCCGCCGCGCTGATGCTCACCACCAACCCGGATCAATTCAAGAGCCGCTATCTGTCCAGCCTGGGCCGCGCCGATGCCGATGTGCAGCGGATGAACCAGCTCTGGGAGATGGACGGCACGCCAGCGGACTGGCTGCTGAACCACGGCGCCGGCAAGTCGCGCTATACCGCCAGCGTGGTGATTGACGTATGGAGCCGGCGGCCGATGATCCGCTTCAGCCGCACCGCCAAGACCGAGACCAACAAGCAACTGATGCGCGATGCCGTGATGGCCTGGGGCGTGCCGGACGGGCAGGTGAAGACCGACAACGGCAGCGACTACAAGAGCCAGCCATTCCGCCTGTTCCTGGAAGAAATCGGCGTTGAGCAGGTATTTTGCCCGCCGTTCAGCCCGCAGAAAAAGCCGCATGTGGAGCGGTTTATCGGCACCTATCTGCATTCAATCCTGGAAGTGCTGGATGCGTTTGTCGGCCATAACGTGAGCGAGCGGGCGGCGATTGAAGCAAAACGGACCTTTGCGGAAAACCTGTTCAAAAAGGGCGGCGCGGTCTCGGTGGACTTGACGGTGGAAGAACTGCAAGCCCTGACCGATGCCTGGATCGAGGGCACCTATATGCAGCGCGAGCACCGCACGCTGGGTATGACGCCGTTTGCGCGGGTAGCCAGCTCCACCACGCCGATCAAGCGGATTGAAAACGAGCGCGCGCTGGACCTGCTGTTGATGCAGCCGGCGAAGAAGCCGCCGACGATCAGCGCCAAGGGCATCCGCTACGAGCGGGTGGACTACATCCATGAAGAGCTGCCGCTGCACGCCGGCAAGCTGGCCGACATCCGCCTGGACCCGAACGACATGGGCCGGATTGTGGTTCGGGTGGATGGGAAATTCTTGTGTGTGGCGGTGAATGCCAGCCTGGCCGGCGTGCCGCGTGCCGAGATCGCCGCCAAGGGCCACGCCAAACAACAGGACTGGATGCGCGACACCCGCGCCATGTTCAAGAAGGCCAAGAAAGGCTTGGTCAGCCCGGATCAACTGGTGCGGGAAATCATCATGGAACGCGCCGCCAAGGCCGGCAAGCTGGCCGTGTTGCCCTTGCGTAGCGAGTCGCACACCTCAACCGGGCTGATTGACGCGGCGCGGGCGGTGGCGGCGCAAGACACGCCGCAGCCCTCCGCGCGTGGCGAGCAGCTCATTGCCGAAGCCAAGCGGATGTTTGCCGAGCAATTCAACCCGAAGGCGCCGGTGCTGGACCTGGCCGCGCGGCGCGATGGCCCCCGGAACGACGGCGCGGAGAACCCGCTGGGCGATCTCAACGATGAACAGAAATATGCCCTCTGGCACGAACTGGACGCCACCGCGCAGCGCGGCGGCGAACTGGTGCACGACTGGCAGAGACGGTTTCACGCCGTATTCCCGAAGACCAGCAAGTTTACGGCCATGCGGAACATGAAGGCGGCAATTGTTGGGAAAACAGGTGATGGGCGGGAAGCGCAGTGACAACTCAGGCGGCTGACCGCCGCAGCAACGGCGGCCAGCCTTTTACAGCAACACAACAGGAGAAGTCAGTATGAACGAATCAAGCAGGCCCACGCAAGGCGGCATCATGCCGCTGGCCAACATCGCTCTGGCGGAACGGGCGCACGCCCGGCTGAAGCAACGCGGCCCGGATGAACCCGGCCTGGCCACCTTGCACGGCCCGTCAGGTTACGGCAAGAGCACCTCGGCGGCATGGCTGGCGGCGCGTTACCACGCCTATTACGTCCAGGCCGACGACTTCTGGACCAAAAAGACCATGCTGGTCGCCATCTCCAGGGCGCTCGGCCTGAACTACACGCGCGGCAAGGGCGACAGCGCGCGCAACTACACCCCGGACATCTACACCATGGCCGAGGCCGTCAAAGTGCAACTGCACGTCAGCCGCCGGCTGTTGATCATCGACGAGTTCGATTACTGCGTTGCCAAGGGCTTGGTCGAATCCGTGCGCAGCCTGTACGAAGGCAGCAAGGCCAGCATCTTGTTGGTGGGCGAAGAAATGCTGCCGCAAAAGCTCGAAGCCTGGGAGCGTTTCCACGGCCGCATGCTGGATTGGTTCCCGGCTGAGCCGGCCGGGCGCGACGACCTGGCCACCCTGGCCGGCGCGCGCTGCCCCGGCATCAAGATTGCCGACGATCTGGCCGCGCACCTGCTCGAACTCGCCCAGGGCAGCGTGCGCCGACTGGGCAACAACCTGGCGCTGATCCATGAAGCGGCGCTGGAAAACGCCTGGGACGTGGTCGATTTCGCCCGCTGGGGCGGCAGACCGTTGCAGAGCAACAAGGCGCCAAGGAGGGACGTGTGATGGACGCCCGCATCGAGGTATCTGGTGTGTGTCTGGTCACCGCTAAAAAAGAACGCCCATTCAGGCTGGCGATTGGTCGGCGCCATGATTTTGCCAACGCCTACTCTGTGGTGTTGGACATGGAGCTGGAAGGCGTCCCCGCCGCGCGCATCTTCTTGACTGAGCACCAGGTGCGGCAATTGACTGAAGCGCTTGCGGGTGAGGTCGCGCGCTTCGACGCCGCGAAAGCGGAGAACGATAGGTTGTTTTCTCTCCTGGCCGGGGTGAGCGCAAACGGGGGTGATGATGTCGCGTAGCCCCACCACCTCTCTCGCCGGCGGCAAAAGCCCGCGCCAGCGCGTCTGGGAATACATCCGCGCCCAAGCCGGTGAGTTCACCGCAGCCGATGTCACGCCGGGCGACGTGCCCACCAGCGTCGCGCGTGAATACCTGTCTGGTCTTGTGTGTGCGGGATATTTGGCACAAGTCGCGGTAGAAAAACCCCGGCGCGGCGTCAAAAACCGTTACACCCTGACGCGCGACAACGGCATTGAAGCGCCGCGTGTGCGGGCGGATGGCACGGAAGTTACCCAGGGGCAAGGCAATGAAGGCATGTGGGGCGCAATCCGCGTGCTCGACTCATTCACCGCCCGACAGATCGCCGATCTGGCTGGGGTGTCTCCCGCCACCGCTAAAACCTATTGCATGTACCTGGAAAGGGCCGGGTATCTGGAAATTGCCCAGGCAGGAGATGGGCGAAAAAACACGGGTCAGCCCTGCATCTACCGCAGCGTGAAGACCCGCATCAGCGGCCCGCGCGCGCCGATGATTACCCGACTGAAGGCGGTGTACGACCCCAACCTGCACGAAGTCGCATGGATGCAGGGCGCGGACGATGCGGCGCGGGAGATGGACGATGCCTAAGCCCGCACTCACCCCGGCCCAGCGCGCACGCGCCTATGCCTTGCTGGAAGCGGAATTCCAGAGCCTTGGCACCAATGCCGCAGTTGCGCGCAAGACCGGCATCAGTCGCGGCGCAATCAGCACGGTGCGTGCCGGCAAATACCCAGCCAACCCGGATGGTGTGCTGGCCGATTTGCTGGCCGCACTGGATCGCTATCACTGCCCCTATCTGGGCTGCGAAGTCGAGCGGCAGCACTGCGTAGACATCAACTCTGGCCCGACACCGACATGGAACCCCGGCGCACTGTCGCAGCGCCGCGCCTGCCAGACCTGCCCCAACAAACCCAAGGAGTAACCGCCATGACCCCGGAAAAACTCAAAACCCGCATCAACATTGGCCTGGTGCTGATCATCATCCTGCTGGCGTTCGGTGTTGCCGGCAGCGGCGACTATGCCGACGCCCTGGAAGCCGAGAACGCCCGCATCCAGGCCGCCGCCGACCGCTGCCGGATGGCTGTAACGCTGCGCGAGGTGGCGCCGTGAACCCAGCCGCGAACCATAGCGAGCGCATCCTCGAAATGCTCAAGGGCAGCACACAGACCAACCCTACGCATGGAGCTTTCCTGCTGGCAAAAACCGGCCTCGACCCGGACAGCCTGAACGACGTGCTCGACGATCTGCACGGACGCGGCGCGATCAACCGCGCCACCATCACCAAAGACGGCCGCACCTGGACCGCGCTCTGGCCCACCGGCATCCCGCCGCGCGCCCTGAGCTGGAAACAGGAGCGCGACCTGGGCACCGGCACCAGCGCCGAGCTGGCGCACAACGTCCAGGCCGCCGCCGAAGCCAGCCGCAAGATGCACGCCACAGCTCCCGCCAAAGCCCCCGTTAGCCACACCGAACCCGCCCAGGAGAAACCCATGCCGCGCATCGCCAAGCCCGCCGTTGTACAAACCCAGAAATCCCCGCACGCCCGCACCGATCAACAACCCAACATCGGCCCGGTGCAGACCGAAGTGCTGGCCGCATTGGCGGACGGCGGCAGTTTGAGCCTGGATGCGCTCCTGGAACGCTGCCCATCGACGCGCAGCATGATGAGCCTGCGGAAAATCGTCCAGCGGCTGGCGCAGCGTGGGCTGATTGTCTCGACCCGGCTGAAAGAGAACGCCCAGCGCGCCTATTACAAGCTGGCCGATGCGCCACTGATGCCGGCGGAGCCGCTATGTTCGGAGCTGCCCGGCAACCTGGCGACGCTACGCCGGATTGGCGCGGACGACCAGCACCTACCGGAGGAGCCGGCCATCAAGCCCACGCGCAGCAAAGGCCACCAGGAACGTGACCACCTTGCGCACACCAAGCCGACGTCGATCCCGGCCGCGGAACCGGCGACAGAACCAGCGCAAACCTGGGCTGACGCGGTCTGTGGCCACATCCCGACACCGCTGCGCGACCGCCACCCGCGCACCGAAGAGCACGCCACCTTCGCCTTCTACGACGACGGCGCGCTGGAAATCTACCAGGGCGACGAAACCGTGATGCTGCAAGAAAAGCAGGTCGCGCGGCTGGTCGCCTTTCTGGGACGGATAGCGCCATGACCCAGACCCCCACCCCCACCCTGCACAGCATGAACTACCGCACCGGCGGCATCCAGACCAGCATCCGGCTATGCCAGATATGCCGGCACGCCCAGCGCACCGACGAAACCTGTCAGCGCACCGGCGAAGTCTGGCGCTGCGCCATCAACAACGCCGTAGTCAGCCGCAACGGACACTGCGACCAGTTCGAACGGCGGGCGTCATGAGCAACATCACCGCCGCCAAGTTTGCCATGGGCTACACCCCGGCCAAGGCCCGCCTGGCGTGCGCCAACTGCGCGCATGCCGAATTCCGCGACACCATCCACCCCACCTGGTGGTGCGACAAAGGCGGTTTCCTCACCAGCCCGCTGGCGATCTGCGCCCAGCACCGGCCGCTGTACCCCACCGCCGAGCAGGCCGCCGCATGAAAGGCACCTGTCCGGGATGCGGCCTCAACGGCGACATCGAAGTCTTCCTGCACGACACCGCCTGGCGCGCCGCGCTGGTCCCCGCGCTGGCCCTGCCGGCAGAGCTCAGCGCCAGCCTGCTGCCCTACCTGCGGCTGCTCGGCACAGCCAAGCGCGGCCTCACCGCGCCGCGCGCCGGCAAGCTGCTGGCCGAGCTGGAAGCCGGCATCAAGTCCGCCCGCGTCAAACGCCACGGCGTCGAACGGGTTGCCCCGCTGGCGCTATGGAAAGAAGCCCTGGACGAAGTGCTGGCCGCGCGCGACGCCGGCACGCTCGAACTGCCGCTCAAAGGCCACGCCTACCTGTACCAGGTGGTCTACGCCCTGGCCGGAAAAGCAGCCGGGCGCGACGAGCGCAGCCGCGAAACGCGCGCCCAGGGCGTCACCCCGATCGGCATCAGCAACGCCCACAAACCGTTTGACCCGCCGCCGGCCGAGCCCAAGCCGGTGCACAACCCCCAGGCCGCCGCCCGCGCGCTGGCCGACATGAAAACCACGCTCAAAGGAGCCCAGCAATGACCCAGGCAGCACCGAAGACCCGCATCAAAGCCCCCGCCGTCGCCGTCAGTATTGCCCAGACCCGCGACCAGGTCGCACTCGAAATCAAGGCGCTGGGCGACGCGCAACGCATGATGACCCGCGAAATGGCCGCCATGAACGACGACATCGCCATCGTTACCGCCCGCCACCAACCCGCGCTGGACGCCATGAAGGCCCAAATAGACGCCCTGCAAACCAGCATACAGGGCTGGTGCGAGGCCAACCGGGACGAACTCACCAACGGCGGCAAAACCAAAACCGCCAACCTGGTAACCGGCGAAGTGCAATGGCGCCAGCGTCCGCCCAGCGTGCGCATCCGCGCCCAGGAAATGGTCATCGAGACCTTGGAAAAGCTCGGCATGACCCGCTTTTTGCGCGTCAAAACCGAGATCAACAAAGAAGCCGTACTGGCCGAACCGCAAGCCGTCTCCGGCATTGCCGGGCTGGGCATCAGCAGCGGCGTGGAAGATTTTGTGATCACCCCGTTCGAACAAACGGCCCCCTGACATCTGCACCCCAGGAAACCGTGGGCAAACGGAACCCGCCGGCATGGAAAAAGCAAAGACGCCCTCCCTTCCGCAAAACAGCGCGGTGCAAGGCGCGCCAGGAACCGGCACCCCAACACTCAACCGCACCACCAGGAGAAACACCATGAACCAGAAAGACCTGATCGACGAAATCCAGACCCACGCCAACCGCACGTTCGAGCGCAACGTGTCCAAGGCGGATATCAACGCCGTACTGGATTCGCTGACCGGCATTGCCATCCAGGAGCTGGGCACCGAAGGCGGCGAGATCCCGCTGCCGGGCCTGGGCAAGCTCAAGGCCGATGTCCGCGCCGCGCGCACCGGCCGCAACCCGTCCACGGGTGCTGCCATCGAGATACCGGCACGCAATATCGTCAAGTTCAGCGCCAGCAAGGTGTTGAAAGACGCGCTGGCGTAACGCTCACCTCGATCGCCTTGCCGACGCCGGCAGGGCGATCCGGGAGATCGTTACCACCACAAGGATGCCCTAATGAAACTGACCAAAGACCAACGCGCCGAACTGGAAAGCAAACTCAGCCTTCCGTGGGGCAGCGTGCGCTTGATCTGCGACGGCCGCGAAATAACGCTGCAAGTTCGCCGCGAAAAGGCGTTGTCATATCGTGTCATCACCTTTATCGATGGCTTTTTCAAATACGAATGGTGCGACGTAAAAGCCGGGCATCCTGAATCCAGATTCCTGCGCAAATCGGTGCGGCAGTTGTATTCGGCAAAGGACAAGGCCGCATTTGAAAAGGTGTTCGGAAAGCGCGCGGCCAAGGCCGATAAGCACCTCAACGCAACCTTCACAATGCTTCACCCCGACTGGTCCAGCGGCAAGGCCGTGATAAACCACCTGTGCAAGGTCTGCGAGTCGGTGGAAGTGGTCGAGGCCGACAAATGAAAAAGCAGCCACAAGACCGGGCGGTTACAGCGGCGGCGATCAAAGCCGCGAAAAAACTCGAAGAAGCCGCGCAGGCGGTGAATGCGTATTTGTCTGCCTGTCTACAAGCGGGTCATGCGGATCTGCGGGGCATCGGTGATAGCCGCCGAATCTTGATCGAAGACATCAGCGAATACGCCTGCCACTTGAATAGCGTTTACCAAAAGCCATGACCGAAGCCCGCAAAATCTACCGCGCATGCTGCAAAGCCCTGGGCCTGGACGACGACACCCGCCGCGCCATGAACGTCAAAATCACCGGCAAGGCCAGCAGCGCCGATTTCACCGCTGACGACTGGCGCCGGATGATTGCCCACGTCACCCGCGCCACCAACGCCCCGGCGCGCCAGCCCAACGAATGGGCCTGGGTCGACAGCGCCTCCGAAGACCGGCAACCCATGCTGCGCAAGCTGATCATGCTCGCCAAGGCCGCCGGCATCGCCCGTGGCAAACAGATCGCCTACATCGAAGGCATCGCCAAACAGGCCGCCGGGATCAAGGGCGGCAGCGTCGCCAAACCCTTGCGCCTGTGCGACAGCGCCGAACTGCGCGTGCTGGTGCAAGCGCTCAGCGTCTACAACGCCCGGCGCAGAAAGGCCAGCCAAGAGGCAACCCAATGAAACTCAACCTCGACCGCCTGCCTGCCTCGATGCGGCTGATCGTCGAGCTGATCGGCCTGCCCGCCGTGCTGCGCCTGGTCGAAGAATACGGCGGTACCACCATCTGGCCGGCGAATACCGGCGCCAGCGGCGCGCACCTGGCCGACGTGCTGGGCGAAGCCGCCGCCGCCGCGCTGTGCGCGCACTTCCGCGAACCCATCTACATTCCGCTGTGCCGCGCCGCGCTGATCGCCGTCGAGCACGACGCCATCCGCACTGAAGGCGACGAGCTCGAACGCAATGGCCTCAGCGCCCGCGAAGCCGTCGCCCAACTGGCGCGCAAATACCGGCACAGCGACCGCTACATCTGGACCATACGCAAACGCGCCAACCACGGCGGCGAGGTCGCCGAAACCAAGCAGGGCAGTTTGTTTTGACCGCTGATTTGTTTTAACCACCGAAAGGAACGCCATGAACTACCAAGCCCTGGGCGAATACACCGCCTACCAACAACAAGCCCGCGACGCCGCGGACCGGCGCTTTGCCCTGCTGCACAACCTGGGCGGCCAGCTCAGCCGGCTGGCCGGCGAACCCGAACGCAACGCCGACTATGCCGCCCTGGCCGACAGTCTGCGCCAGGCCGAACAAGCCGAATGCGAATGCAGCGCCGCCCTGGCGCGCGCCAACGCCGCCGCCGCCCTGTGCGGCAAACCTGAACTCAGCGCCGGCCAGTTTCGGCGCGGTTGATTTGACACCAACGCGGAAACCGCCTAAAAAGCGGGCAGGTGCTGAAAACACCTACGTAGCGGTTCCCGCGCCCGAAGTTGCGGTTTTTTTACGTCCATTGGTTGTGATCAATGGCCGGGTGTGGACGAATACAAGACCCCGCAAGGGGAAATAAGTCCGCCGCCTACGTACGGTTTTCAGCACCTGGCCGCCCCGTCCTTACGGGGTAACCATCCCTGGAAAGGATACGTATCATGACCCAAACCATACCGGCTCCGGCCGACACCCTAGTCACCTTGCACGGTGACCACCCCACCACCAGCAGCCTGATCATTGCCCGCCACTTCGGCAAGTCGCACAAAGACGTGCTGCGCGCCATCGACAACCTGGAATGCAGCACAGAATTCTGGCGGCGCAATTTTGAGCTGTCAGATTACGTCGACCAGCGCGGCAAGCGGCAACCCATGTACAACGTGACCCGCGACGGCTTCATGCTGGCCGGCATGGGCTTCAACGGCGCGCAGGCGGTGCGCATGAAGGAAGGCTTCATCACCGCCTTCAACGGCATGGAAACCGCCCTGCGCCAGCGTGCCGAGGCCGACATTCACCGCCTCGCCGCCGTCATCGCCCCCGAGTTGTTGCGCGCCGATCCGCGTCGCCGGCAACTGGTTCGCTACCGCAAGATGGGCCTCACCATGCCGGAAATCCGCCTGCTGACCGGGCGCGGTGAAAAGGGCCTGCGCAGCGAATACCGCCTGCTCGAAGCCTGCGGTCTGCTGCAAGTTGACCCCCAGCGCCAGCGCCGCCGCGACGTGGCGCGCAACAATCTGGCGTTGGTCGGGGTGGCCGCATGACCCAGCCCGCGCAAGAACCCCTCTCCACCCAGGCCGCCCGCATCGCCAGCCTGACCACCGCCGCCAACTACCTGTTGTCCGGATGCCACCCGGCCGAGCCGCGCGTCACGGAATGCCTGGTTCTCGACCTGCTGGACTGCGCCGGCATCCTCGCCGCGCAACTGAGCGAGCAGGCGGAACGGCTCGAAGCGGCGTAAGGTATCGACTCCCTGGCCGCTGCAACAGCGGCTTTCCGCCCCGGCCCGCCCTGCGCGTCGGGGCTTTTTTTCACCCTTCACCCTTCACCCTTCACCCTTCACCCTTCACCCTTCACCCTTCACCGCTGACCCCCATCAGCATCCCCGCATCGCGCGCGCGTGGCGAAACTGGCCGCCATGTCTACGCCAGCCAACCCCCTCGCCCCAGCCCGAAATATCCGGCTGATCGTCATCCACTGCGCGGCCACGCCCAACGGCCGCACGCTGTTCAGCGGCAAACCCGGCACGCCCGGCTGGCGCGATCCGGCCATCGAAATCGACCTGTGGCACAAACAGGCGGGCTTCCAGCGCGATACCTACTGGCGCGGCCGGCAGAACGGCCGGCTGGCGCACATCGGCTACCACTACGTCATTGCCCGCAATGCCGCCGTGTTCACCGGCCGACATGACGACGAGCCCGGCGCCCACGCCGCCGGCTGGAACGCCGCATCGCTCGGCGTCTGCCTGGTCGGCATGGACCAATACACCCGGCTGCAATGGGCGCAACTGGCGCAAACCGTCGGCGGCCTGGCGCGCCGGCTGAACATCCCGCTCGCCCCGCCCGTGCTCGCCGTGCGCGACGGCAAGCGCTACATCACCACCCCCGGCATCTGCGGCCACCGCGAACTACCCGGCGTCGCCAAAACCTGCCCCGGCTTCTCGGTCAAGGACTGGCTGACCGGCGGCCTGCAAGCGCTCGCCGGTCATGTGGTGGATGACCCCGCATGACCCCGCACATCACCCCCGGCATCGCCCTGGATCGCTGGAAAAACCGCCGCGCCATGGCCTGGCTGACACTGGTCGCCGCGCTGCTGTTCCCGCTGCTGGCGACGGTTGCCGACAGCGCCACGCTCACCGCGCTGACCGGGCCGTTTTACCTGTTCGCCGGTGGCGTGGTTGCCGCCTACATCGGCTTCGCCACTCTCGACGACCGCTGGCAGAAACCGGAGCCACCGCATGTTTAACCCGCTGATCGGCCTCGGCCTGATCGCCGCCGTGCTGGCCGGCCTGGCCGGCATGTACCAGATCGGCCATATCGACGGCGTCGCCAAGGCCGAACGCCAGGCCAAGGCCGAATTGCTCGACAGCCTCACCCGCGCCATCGACCAGGCTGCGCTGATTGCCGCCCAGGATGCCGAAATCCTCAGCGCCGACGTGGTGCGTCAGGCGCGCGTGGTAACCCAGTTTCAAATCATCGACCGCGAGGTAAGCCGTTATGCGATTGCTCATGCTGATGCCCCTGATTGCCTGGATGCTGGCGGGCTGCGCATCTGGACCGCCGCCGCGCGTGGAGATGCCGCCGCGCTTGCCGCCGCCGCACCTGGTCTCTCTGACGCTGTTTCCCCCGACCCTGCCGGAGCCGCAGACGGCGACCGGCCCGGACCTGCTTACCAGCTACGTGGACGCGGCACGTTTTTATCACCTGCTGCGGGCCCGCTTTCAAACCCTGGCGGAGTGGGCGGCGAGCCCCAGCCCGCCTGGCACTGGTAAGCCAGACCCGCCGACAACCCAGGAATAAACATGGCAAAACGATACGACGCAGTGATTGCCGTGGGCAGCTACACCAACGCCCAGGGCGAAGTCAAAAAGCGCTACCTCAACATCGGCGCGGTCATGGAGAGCGAACACGGCCCCTACCTGCTGCTCGATGCGCACATCCTCAGCATGCAGGTGTTCGCCCTGGCCAACAAAGAGCGCCGCGACAGCGTGCTGGTCAGCCTGTTCGACCCCAACCGCGACAAAGGCGCGTCAAACGACGCCGCGCCGGGCGCGGAAGACGTGCCGTTTTAACGCGATGCGCATCAAGCAGATACTGATCGCCCTCGACCAGGTGCTCAACGCACTGGCCGGCGGCTGGGCGGACGAGACGCTCAGCGCCCGCGCCTATCGCCGGCGCTACAAAAAGGCCGGCTGGCGGCGCGCCATGCGGGTTATCGACACGCTGTTCTTCTGGCAGCCCCACCACTGTAAATCCGCCTGGCAGGCCGAAGCGCAGCGCCGCCAGTTGCCCATCGAATACCGCGACATGAGCCGGGAATTCGAGCATGGATGACGCCGACCGCGCCGAAGACCTGATCGAGCATGCCGTAGAGGATGGCATTGAAGAGGCGCGCCGAGGCGCGCCCGGCCCGACCGCGATTGGCTATTGCCTGTTCTGCGCCACGCCGCTGCCAGACGCGCAGCGCTGGTGCGATGCCGACTGCCGGGACGCCTGGCAGCACGAACAAGATTTAAGACTCATGCGAGGCGTGAAATGACCCTGGACGAAATCAAATTCTTCTGGCAGGTGGGCAACACCCTGATCACCGCGTTGATCGGCGTGTACCTGTACCTGACCAACCGGCACCGCGTCACCAACGAGCGCATCAGCGCCCTGGAAAATGACATGGACGGCCGGCTGGACACGCACAGCGACCGCATTGCCGAGATCGAAGGGCGCATTGCCGCCATGCCCACCCATAACGACCTGGCCAAGCTCTACGACAAGCTCAACCGCGTCGCCGAATCGTCCAGCCGCATGGAAGGCGAACTGAAGGGCATCAACGACACCCTGCGCCTGTTGCTGGCGCAGCAGGTGCAACACCGGGGCAAGCCATGAACACCGCAGAACGCATGGCCGAAACCGACCGCCGCCGCGCCATCCTCGCCGCGCTGCAAGTCGCCCCGGCCTACATGCTGCCGCTGCGCGCGCTGCGCGAACAGCTCGGACTGCTTGGCTACCACATCAGCCTGGACCGACTCTCAACCGATTGCGCCTGGCTGGCCGAGCAAGGCCTGGCCGACTGGAGCGGCATCGTCGCCACGCTCACCGATCGCGGCTCCGACGTGGTGCTGGGGCGGGCGCAAGTGCCTGGGGTAAAGCGGCCGGAACCGGGGGAAATGGCATGAACATCATCGCCGCATTCGTCATTGGCGGGGCGATTGTCATTGCCTCAACAAGCATTTCCGGCGCGCTGCGCGACATGGAAATCCACCTGCATCAAACCATCAAGGTGCAAGACGAACCCAACCAGCCGCCGGCCTCGAAAGCCGGCAAGACAACCTGATGGCCCACACCGAAGACACCCGCCGCGCCGTCCGCGCCGCCTTCGTGTTTGACCAGCTCGGCCTGGAGCTGGCGGCCATCAAGGCCGAAGTGCCGGTGGCCACCGCCCGGCGCTGGATCCGCGAAGCGCGCGCGGCGGGTGACGACTGGGAGCGCGCCCGCAGCGCCCAGATGATCGCCGGCGGCGGCATCGAGGACGTGGTGCGCCAGACCCTGGCCGTGGTCGTGCAGCAAGTGCAAGCCACGGTGGAGCTGATCCAGCAGTCGCCGGACATGGACCCGGCCACCAAGGTGCAGATGCTCGCCAGCCTGGCCGACGCCTACAACAAGATCATTGCCGCCTCGAAGCGCTCGATGCCGCAGACCGACGCCATGGCGATTCGGATGGATGTACTCAAGCGGTTAGGCGCATTCATCCGCGCCAAACACCCGCGCCACCTGGGCGCTTTCGCGGAAATCCTGGAGCCGTTCGCGGCGGAGTTGGCCGATGGCTGATATCTACACGATCAGCTATTCCTGGCGTCTGCGCATCAATGCGCCGAATACGTGGCGTGAGTCTTTTGGCGCCTGGATGGACCGCTTGGCAACCCGTATCGACGGCCGTTTCCGAGAGGTCTACAAGATCGAGACAGATCCGCATATCTCGAGGAGCTTGGCGATTGAATGTATTACCTCCGGCCGGCGGACGATTAAGGCATCGTTGGAGTTGGCTTGCAGGGGAGAGGCCGAAGAGTTGCTGTTACGCAGGGTGCATCCCGAATTGATTGAGGCCGACTGATGGCCACCACCACCCGCCGCGCCTTCCTCGCCGACATCGGCAAGTTTGCCGCCGAGTTCCGCCGCCAGATCGAGGCCGAGGTTGACGGCTTCGACCCCGACCCGGCGGCGATGCAGGCCCGGCGCGAGCGCGCCTGGAACGACTTCGAGTTCTTCGCCCGTACCTACTTCCCGCACTACGTCACCAAGGCCAACAGCCGGCTGCACGACTACCTCTACCAGCGCCTGCCGGCGATCGCCAACAGCGCGCAGTCCGAGACCGACGCCATCGCCGCGCCACGCGGCGAGGCCAAGTCCACCATCACCAGCCAGATCTTCGTCATCTGGTGCGTGGTCACCGAGCGCAAGTGGTACCCGATGATCGGCATGGACGCCTTCGACCAGGCGGCCATCATGCTCGAAGCCATCAAGGCCGAGCTGGAAGCCAACCCACGCTTGAGCATGGACTTCCCGGAAGCGACCGGACAGGGCCGCGTCTGGCAGGCCGGCGTCATCGTCACCCGCAACGACCGCAAGATCGAGGCGGTCGGCAGCGGCAAGCGCATTCGCGGCCGGCGCCACGGCCCGCACCGGCCCGACCTGTTCGTCGGTGACGACCTGGAGAACGACGAGAACGTCAAAAGCCCGGAACAGCGCGACAAGATGCAGGCCTGGCTGACCAAAGCGGTGCTGAAACTGGGCGGCGCCGGCGAAAAGTTTGACGCGATCATCATCGGCACCATCCTGCATTACGACAGCGTCCTGGCCCGCCTGCTGAAAAACCCGATGTGGCGCGGCATCAAGTTCAAAGCCATGATTCGCTGGCCGGACAATATGCAGTTGTGGGACGAATGGGAGAACCTGATCCACGCCCAGGGCGAGGGCATGGCTTTACAGTTTTACACCACCCGTAAACTGGAGATGGACGCCGGCGCCGAGGTCTCCTGGCCCGCCGGCCGCCCGCTCTACGAGCTGATGAAGCTGCGCGCCCGCGACGGACACGCCGCGTTCGACAGCGAACTGCAAAACGACCCGCTCAGCGACGACGACGCCCCGTTCGCCAAGGCGATCCAATTCTGGGTCAACCGCCTGGCCGACTGGATTTTCTACGCCGCCTGCGACCCGTCACTCGGCAAAGCCGGCGCCAGCCGCGACCCCTCGGCGCTGCTGGTGGGCGGCTTCAATCGCGCCACCGGCATCCTCGACGTGGTTGAAGCGCTGATCAAAAAGCGCCTGCCGGACCGCATCATCGAAGACGTGATCAGCCTGCAAGAGGTTTACCGCTGTGTGCTGTGGATCATCGAGACCGTGCAGTTCCAGGAGTTTTTGCGCACCGAACTGGTGAAGCGCGCCGCCGCGCGCGGCATCCCGGTGCCGGCGCGCGCGGTGCAGCCCAGCAGCGACAAGCTGCTGCGCATCCAGACGCTACAGCCGCACATGGTCAACGGCCTGATCCGGCTGCACGCCAGCCAAACCACGCTGATCGACCAGCTCCGCCACTTCCCCAAGGCCGACCACGACGACGGCCCGGACGCGCTGCACATGCTGTGGATGGCCGCAACCACCGGCTACCAGTCCGGCGAATGGCACTCCAGCGGCACGCGCAGCGCCTCCGGCGGCGGCATGGCCGGCTATTTATAAGGGCACGAAATGACCGAGAGCAAACCCGGCAAACCCAATACCGACGAAGTCGCCAGCACCCTGGACGGGCGCGACATCACGCGCGGCTGGCTGTACCCGTTGACCTTGCAGCCGCCCGACGACAGCGTGTTGATGGCGCGCGGCATGGGCGATTACACGCTCTATCGCGAAGTGCTGCGCGACGACCACGTCAAGGCGGCACTACAGCAGCGCGTCAACGCGGTCACCTCGCGGCCGTGGGAAGTGCGCCCCGGCGGCGACAAGCGCCTCGACAAGCAAGCCGCCGAATACCTGAAACAGCAGCTTGAAGCGCTGCGCTGGGACGCCATCACCGAAAAGATGCTGGCCGGCGTGTTCTACGGCTACGCGGTGGCGGAAGTGCTCTGGCAGGTGGAGGGCGCCCGCATCGGCATTGCCGACATCAAAGTGCGCGATCGCCGTCGCTTCGCCTTCGATGGCGCTGATCGGCTGCGCCTTAAAACCCGCGCCGCGCCGCAAGGCGAGCTGCTGCCGGAACGCAAGTTCTGGCACTTCGCCACCGGCGCCGACCATGACGACGCGCCCTATGGCTTAGGGTTGGCGCACTGGCTGTATTGGCCGGTGTGGCTGAAGCGCAACGGCGTGAAGTTCTGGGCCAACTTCCTGGAAAAGTTCGCCAGCCCCACGGCCATGGGCACCTTCCCGCCCGGCACTTCGCCAACCGATCAGGCCAACCTGCTGGCCGCGCTCAGCGCCATCCAGACCGACAGCGCCATCATCTTCCCGGACGGCATGAACGCCAGCCTGTTGGAGGCCACGCGCGGCGGCACGGCGGATTACGCCGCGTTTTCGGCGGCGATGAATGCCGCCATTCTGGTCATCACCATCGGCCAGACCGCCAGCACCCAAGGCACGCCCGGCAAGCTGGGCAATGACGAGAATCAAAGCGAGGTGCGCGCCGACATCAGCAAGGCCGATGCCGACCTGGTGTGCATGAGCTTCAACGCCACAGTGGCGCGCTGGCTGACCGAGTGGAATTTCCCCGGCGCCGCGTTGCCGCAGGTCTGGCGCATCATGGACGAAGAAGAAGACCTCAACACCCGCGCGGAACGCGACGTGAAGCTGTCCGGCATCGGCTACAAGCCCAGCCTAAAGTACATCCAGGACACCTATGGCGGCGAGTGGGAGGCGGCGGCGCCTAGGGCAGCGCCAGACCTGACAGGTTTGACAAACCTGTCAGGTCTGCAATCCGCAGCGCCGCCGGCCGAATTCGCCGACCCTGCCCCCGAACCGGACACCCCAGAAACTTTGGCCGCCCGCCTGGCCGCCGACACCGCCAACGCCATGGCCGACCTGATTGCCGACATCGGCAAAAGGGTTGCCGCCGCCGAGACGATCGAAGGCCTGCAACGCGACCTGGTCAACGCCTATGGCCACCTGGATACCGAAGAATTGACGCGGATCATGGCGCTGGGGTTTGCGGCGGCCGAACTGGCCGGCATGGCGGAGGCGGCGGAATGAAGCGCGCCTTTTGCCATCGTCATTCCCGCGAATGCGGGAATCCAGGATGCGACCCGAGCTGGATTCCCGCCTGCGCGGGAATGACGAAAAACCATGCCTGACCGCCTTGCCAATATCATCAACCTGCCCTTTCAGGAGCAGATCGACTTCTTTCGCGCCAAGCTTAACCTGCCCACCGAACGCTGGGACGACATCATGAAAGGCGCGCATGACCGCGCCTTTGTGGTGGCTGGCGCGATGAAAGCCGACCTGCTCGACGATCTGCGCCAAGCCGTGTCGCCGCTGCAACGCACCACGCTGGAGACGTTCCGCAAGGATTTCAAACGCATCGTAGCCGAGCGCGGTTGGACCGGATGGACCGGCGAGGGCAGCAAGGCCGGCGAAGCCTGGCGCACCAAGGTGATTTTCGAGACCAACGTGCGCAGCAGCCACGCCGCCGGGCGCTACAAGCAGCTTACCGACCCCGACACCCTGGCCGCCATGCCCTACTGGCGCTATGTGCACAACGACAGCGTCATGCACCCGCGCGAACAGCACAAAGCCTGGCACGGCCTGACGCTGCGCCACGATGACGCCTTCTGGCAAAGCCACTTCGCCCCCAACGGGTGGGGCTGCAAATGCAAAATCGTCGCCCAGCGCGAGCCCGGCAGCGGCGACAAAGCCACGCCGCCGGAAGGCTGGGACACGCGCGACGCCAAGGGCAACCTGCCCGGCATCGACAAGGGCTGGGACTATGCGCCCGGCGCCAACGCCGCCACCCCGCTGCGCGAACTGATCGACAAGAAGTTGCTCGACCTGGACGCGCCGATCGGCGCGGCGATGTGGCAACACCTCAAGCCGGCGCTGGCGATGGAGCGCGAGCTGGAATGGTGGAAGACGCTGGATGAATGGACGGCGGACACTCACCCGCGCGGGAAATCGTTTGTGGTCGGCGCGCTTGCACCGGAAACCCTCAACTGGCTGCGCGTCAACGGCAAGCCGCAGCCGCTTACCGCCGAGATTGCGGTGTTCGACAAGCTGCCCAAGGGGGTGAAGCAGTTGCGTCATGAGGCGGCACAAAACGGACTTGACCTGGGAGAATGGCGGGCGCTGCCGGCGCTGCTGGACAAACCGGGCGGCGTTTATTTCGATACTGCCTCGAATCACCTTGTATTTGTGGCCGATGGCATCGGCCCCAGCAAAGCCGCGATAGAGTTCGCCCCGAAGAAGGCCAGAGGAAACCGAAACGAAATCGTCAGCACATTCCGGGTCAGCGCGGTTGACGTGGCCGGGATGGTGAAAGGCGGGCTGTGGTTGCTGGTGAAATAAGGACGGAGCCGGCGGCAAGGCGGGAGTCGAACCCACATAAGCGGACCAGTGATGGAACCTTCCTGTTCCCAATTCCAGGCACTTGCCGCCGACAATTCAAGGATAGCAGATGATCGCCATCGAAATCGACAACCGCGCCGTACTGGATGCACTGAACGATCTGGCCGGCCGCGTCAGCAACCTGCGCCCGGCCATGGCCGAGATCGGCGAGCGCCTGACCGAGACCACGCAAGACCGCTTCAACACCAGCACCGGCCCGGATGGCCAGCGCTGGGCGCCGAACAGCCAGGCGACGATTCTGGATTATCTGGGCGGCAAGTCCGGCAGCTACCAGAAAAAAAGCGGCAAGCTCAGCGCCAAGGGCGCGGGCCACGCCATGAACAAAAGGCCGCTGGTGGATAGCGGCCTGCTGCGAGACAATATCCATTGGCAGCAAATTGACAACGGTGTGTCTATTGGCACCGACCGCTTCGCCGACGACTGGGACGAAGGCGCGGCGGTGCATCAATTCGGCAGCAAAAATGGCAAGATCCCGGCGCGGCCGTTTTTGGGGATCAGTGACGAGGATGAGCGGACAATTCTGGATATCGTCGGCGAATATCTAAAACCGTAATCACCCTGCGTTCAGGAAATCGAATTTAACGCGGGTTTAACGCGGGTTTTTGAGGCGCAAGCGGTATAGGGCAGGGGATGGCATAGGTCAAGAGGCAAACAGGGCTAGAATCGCCTCTAGTGCGTTTGCCGTGTCGGCGGGCCGTGGAGCTCCGCCGCTGCACCAGTGCTCGGCACGCCGGTTCCCTAAGCGCTGAAGCGCAAAGGGAACCGCTGCACCAGTGCTCGGCACGCCGGTTCCCTAAGCGCTGAAGCGCAAAGGGAACCGCTGAACCCCTTCAGACTGCCCCCCGTCATCCCGCTGCCAGAAACTGGCAGCCATGGCTACCAAAACTCTCCCCCGCATCCATTGCTTCAAGCCTGGCCGGCATACCGCCATGTCGGGCGCTGTGCTGAGCTTTTCCGAATCCGATCTGGCGGCCTCGGCCGCAGCCTATGACCCGGCGTTGTTCCGCGCGCCGATCGTCGTCGGCCATCCCACGCTGGATGCGCCGGCCTACGGCTGGATCGACAGCGCGGCATCCGAAGCGGATGGCCTGTACGTCAACGCGGCGGATGTCGATGCCGAGTTCGCCGACATGGTCCGCGAGCAGCGTTTCCCGAATCGCTCCGCCTCGTTCTTCTCGCCCGGCCATCCGCGCAATCCGGTACCGGGCGTTTACTACCTCAAGCATGTCGGCTTTCTCGGTGCCGTGCCGCCGGCTGTGCGTGGCCTGAAGCCGATCCAGTTCGCTGACGACGATGCCGAATGCATCACCATCGAATTCGCTGATGCGCCGGCCTGGCCGGTGGCGCGCCTGTTTCGCGGCCTGCGCGACTGGCTGATCGGCAATCACGATCTGGCCACCGCCGATTCGGTGTTGCCCGCCTACCAGATCGAAGAACTTGAAAACGCCGCGCGCCGGGTTGACGAAGTTGAAACCGCCGCGCCGGCTCCCGCTTTTGCCGCCCCCCTCACCCAAGGAGACTCCATGTCACCCGAAGAAAAGGCGCGTCTTGACGCGCTCGAAGCTGATAACGCCCGGCTCAAGGCCGAGGCCGAGGCCCTCAAAACCCAGACCGCCGAGTTTGCCGACCGCGAAGCGGCGCTGCGCGCCAAGGAAGAAGCCGCGCGCCAAGCCGAGATTGCCGACTTTGCCGATGGCCTGATCAAGGCCGGCCGTGTGCTGCCGCGCGACAAGGCGGGCCTGGTGGCTTACCTGGCTGGTGCGGATGACGCCGGCGCCATCGAATTCGCCGACGGCGGGACCACCGTGAAGAAGCCCGCCGACGAGTGGCTGCGCAGCTTCCTGATCGCGCTGCCGGTGCAGGTTGACTTCGCCGAACGCGGCGCCGGAGATTCCCGCGATGACGCCAACTTTGCCGCTGCTTCCGACCCCGTCGCCGTCGCCGCCAAAGCCGTCGAGTTCCAGGAAGCCGAAGCCCGCGCCGGCCGTACCGTCAACATCGCTCAGGCCGTGGCGCACGTCCGGGGCGTCTGAGCCAAACCCCCGACCTCACCCCTGAGCCACCCACCCCAACAGGAGCCCTCAATGAGCAATCCCACCCTGATCAAGAGCTACACCGCCGGCGCCGACCTGACCGCCTATCGCATCGTCAAGCCGGGCGCGGCGGATGGCGTGGTAATCCCCTCCGCCGCCGTGTCCGACCTGCTGATCGGCGTCACCAACGACGTGGCCGCACTCAACGGCGAACGCCAGGACGTCATCCACATGGGCATTGCCGACATCACCCTGGGCGGCAACGTCACGCGCGGCAACCCGGTCACCTCCGACTCGGTTGGCCGCGCCGTCAACGCCGCGCCGGCCGCCGGCGCCAACAACCACATCATCGGCTTCGCGCTGATCTCCGGCGTGCTCGGCGACATCGTGCCGGTGCTGCTGTCGCCTGGTCGCATCCAGGGCTAACCCACCTATTCCCCATCCACCGGAGACCCGCATGAAAACCGCCCACAGCCGCACCCTTGCTTTGCTCGCCCTGGCCGCCCTCGGCCTGGTCCTGGCCCTCACCGGCCAACTGCCCAGCCTGGGCGGCGCCGAATTCACCATGCCGCTGCTCGGCTTCGGCCTCGCCACCAGCGCCTTCCCGGTCAATCCCACCCTCACCGCCATCGCCATCGGCTACAAAAATGCCGAGCCGGACATGATCGCCGAGCAAGTCCTGCCGGAAGTGCCCACCGCCAAGAAGTTCAAGTACACCGTTTACGGCGCAGCCCAGGGCTTCACCCTGCAAGACACCAAGGTCGGCCGTAAATCCGAGCCCGGCATGGTCGATTTCGGCGGCACCGAGGTGACCGACGAAGTGCTCGACTACGGCCTGGACGATCTGGTGCCCAATGACGACATCGAAGCCTGGATGGCCATGGGCAAGCCGGCGTCGGGCGGCCCGCTCGACCCGCGCGAGATTTCCACCATGCTGCTCACCCACCTGGTGCGCCTGGACCGCGAAGTGCGCGTCGCCAACGCCGTGTTTGCGCTGGGCAACTACCCCGCCGCCCAGCGCGCCACGCTGTCCGGCACTGGCCAGTGGAGCGACTACACCAACAGCAACCCGGTCGCCGCCATCAACGACGCGCTGGACACCTGCCTTGTGCGGCCCAACAAGATGGTCATCGGCCGCCTGGCCTGGACCAAGCTGCGCCAGAACCCCAAATTGGTCGAATCGATCAAGGCCACCGGCGCCGGCGGCGTCAACGCCCAGGGCATGGTGGCGCGCCAGGCCGTTGCCGAGCTGTTCGAGCTGGAAGAAGTGCTGATCGGCGGCGCCATGTACAACACCGCCAAGCCCGGCCAGACCCCCAGCTACAGCCGCGCCTGGGGCAAGCATTGCAGCCTGATCCACAGCTCGCCGCAGGCCGCGCAGATCGGCCTGCCCACTTACGGCTTCACCGCCCGCTTCGGTACCCGCGTCGCCGGCGACATCGCCGCACCCAAGAGCGGCCTGCGCGGCGGCGTCATCGTGCGCAGCGGCGAGAGCCTCAAGGAAGTGATCTGCGCGCCGGAAGCCGGGTATTTCTTCCAGAACTGCGTCGCGTAAGGCAGGGGCAGGGGGCAAGTTACACGGGGCAAACCCGCCCCCTGAAACCCGCCCCCTGAAACCCGCCCACTGAAACCTGCCCCCTGAACCTTGCCCGAGGAAACCCATGCCCGCCCCGAAAAAATCCCCCAATACCCCCGAGCCCAAGAGCGTCAGCGAAACCCCGACAGGTTCCGAACACCTGTCGGGGTCGGATGCCGAAAAGCCGGAACAGGCCCGCGAAGCGGCCGGCAGCTACCGCGTACTCAGCCCGCTCGACCATGACCAGCAGCGTTACGAGATCGGCGCCACGGTGATGCTCACCGAAGACCAGGCCAGCCGCATCCCGGCCGACGTCATCGCGCCGGAGGACCCGCAATGATCCGTTTGCGTGCCAACATCACCGGCGTAGGGGAGCGTTTCGATATCGTCAGCGGCCTGACCACTATGCAAGAGGCCAACCTGATCCAGGGCGGGCTGGCCGAGGATATTGCGGCGGAGGGGGTTTATCCGGCGCTGTGGCGTAGCCAAGATGGCGATATGGATTTACTCGGGCCGGCTGGCTCTGTGTTGAGATTTTCAAGCAAAGCAAACAGAGTATTTGCCCTAGGCGATAGCATCACAATGCGTCAGCACCGTTCACTCAGCGGTCATGCTGTTACGGTAAATGGGTCTGATGTCACGATTGCTGTATCAAACAACTACGCTCCGCCAGAATCGGTTGTGAGGATCATCAATCAGGCTAATTCCTTGCTCAATCGAGATGTGCCGGTTATCTCAAATAGCAGCGCCGCATTTACAGTGCGCTACCCGTTTGATGTGACAGGACTATTTTCCGGCACAGCCGCCTACGCGATTTATGCCCAGGGCAACGATACTGGCTATATCAACTACATCTGCGGATTACTCGCAGCACAGGGAAAAACGAGCAGCATCGAGCGCAACTGCGGTGACGGCGGCGACACCATCGCAGAGATGTTGGCACGCGTCCCGACAGAGTTGGTGCCGCTGATCAGGCCAGGTGACATTGTTGTAGTGCTGGCAGGCACGAACGATCTGGAAATTACATCAACCGCCGCCATGATTTCAGGGTTGAAATCAATCTACGATCAGTTGCTAGCCGCTGGGGCAATTGTCCACGCTGGCACGATTACGCAGGCGCAATCAAGTGCAAGATACTCCGCCCCAGCCACGGCTCTCGCTCAAATCGCCGCCGTTAATGGCTATATTCGCGCCCGCTGTAAATCGGAAGCGCGGATGCGCTGTTTTGATGCGCACGCGGCTCTTGGAGGCGGCGATTATGCGGCCGCCGGCACGATGGAGGCGGGTGGAGTGCACCCTCTGCCAGCCGGCGCTCAACTGATCGCTGCACGATATATTTCTGATTGTGGTGCGGATTACCGTAAATCTAGTGCCTGGCGGTGGTTGAGCACTGCCGACAATTATGTCGATGCGGCAAGTAAAAATTTGCTCACAAATTGCGAGTTCAACGGAGCCTCCGGAGCGACTCCGCCGACCGGCTGGACTGTATCTGGATCAGGCACACGGACATGGTCGCAGGAAACACACCCCGATGGTACTGGATACGATCTGCAATTGATCAAATCGCATAGCGCGGCCGCACAAACCTCGCTGTCGCAGTCGATCACCAGCCGAGTCAGTGCCGGAGACCGGCTGATATTCGGGTCAGAGATGGAGACTGTATCCGCTGGTGAAGGGCAATATTTTTTAATGGTGCTGGAAATAACGACAAACGGTGAAATAGCACGTTTCAACCTGCAGAACGACGCCTTTACTTACGCAAATGGTGGCCGTATGCCGGCGTCGGGTACTCGATACCTGCACGAGAAAGCGAGTGGAGACAATGCCGGCAGAAACGGAATTCTGATTCCGAACGGAACCACGGCGGTATCACTTAAATATGTGTATCAACTGGGAGAATCCGGTGGGTTTACTGCAAGGGTTGCGCGGCCGTTTGTGATTAAAGTTTGATCTTCCATGGGCTACGCAACTCACTACGATCTAGAGAGCCGCTTCGGCGACGAAGTGGCGCAGTTCCTCGCCGCCAACGCGGCGGCGATCAGCCTGGCGCTGGCCGATGCCGACGCGGTGATCGATGGCTATCTGGCCGGCCGCTACAGCCTGCCGCTGGCCAGCGTGCCGGCCATTCTTACCCAGTACGCCTGCGACATCGCCCGCTATCGCCTGTACAGCGACCAGGCGCCCGAGGTGGTGCAGTCGCGCCACAAGGACGCCATCGCCTTCCTGACCCGCCTGTCCTCCGGCCAGATCACCCTGGGCGTCTCCGAACCCGCCCCGGTCGGCGGCGGCGCCAGCTTCTACACCCCCGGCCGGGTGTTCGACGCGGACACCCTTGGCTCGATGTAGTCGATGCAGGATGGGTTGAGCGCCAGCGAAACCCATGCTGCACCCGTTCTCGGTGCGCCGGGTGACTAAGCCGCCAAAAGACGGCGGCCAAGTCACCCGCTGAACCGCTTCAGTCTGCCCCCCATCGCGCGCGCGCGGCACCATCGCCGCCATGCTGCTCACGCCTATCGTCACTCGCCTTACCGCGCAATGCCCGTCGCTGACCCAGGTGCTTTATGCCCTGTCCGGCGCGGTGCCGGCCACTTACCCGGCGGCCTACGTGCTGCCGCTGTCCGATAGCGCCGCCGCCAACGTCTTGCTCGGCGCGCACAGCCAGATCATCACCAGCCGCTTCGCCATCGAGATCATGCTCAAGCACGCCGGCCAGGCGGCGAGCGGCGGCCCGGCCGCCGAGGCGCTGGAAGCGGTGCGTACCGAGGTTCTGGCCGCGCTGAAGGGCTGGCAACCCACCCCGGAGCACGACCCCATCGCCTATGTCGGCGGCCGCCTGATTGATTTCCAGGCCGGCATGGCGACCTGGCGCGAAGAGTTTTCCACCCGCCACGACAGCCGAACCTAGGAGACACCATGTCCGAACCCACCCAACAGCAAAACCCAGCCGACTACGGCCGCGTCCGCCAGCCGTATCAGGGCGGGGCGACCCAACAGCCCACGCCGCCGGCGCCAGCCGAAAAGCCCGCCAAACCCGCCAAGGAGTAACCCCCCATGCCCCGTTACATCCGCAATGCCGCCATTCTGGCCAAGTTCGAGGTTACCTATGGCGTTGATCCGGTACCGACCGGCGCCGCCAACGCGATCCTGGTCAGCAATATGTCGATCGCCTACAACTACAACAACGTGAATCGCGACCTGGTGCGGCCGTATTTTGGCGGCAGCGAGCAGTTGGCCGGCACGCGTAACGTGGAGATTTCGTTTGATGTCGAGCTGGCCGGGTCTGGCGCGGCCGGCACGGCACCGGCCTACGGTGCTTTGCTCAGAGCCTGTGCGCTGGCGGAAACGGTCACTGCGGGCAACCGCGTTGAATATGCGCCGGTGACCGCAGGCCAGGGGAGCGCCACGTTGTATTTCCACGATGATGGTGTGCTGCATAAGGTGCTCGGTGCGCGCGGTACCGTGGAGTTCAAGATGGGCATGGGCGAGCGTCCGCTGATGAGCTACAAATTCATCGGCCTGGACGGCGGCGCGTCGGCCGCCGCCAACCCCGCGCTGACGCTCACGGCCTGGCGGGCGCCGGTGGTGATTACCGACCCCAATGCCGGAGACATCACCTTCGGCTGCACCTACAGCGCCGGCGCGCTGTCTGGCGGCACGACTTACCCGAGCCGTGGGCTCATGCTTAACCTGGGCAACGACGCGAAGCATATCCCGCTGCTCGGCGGTGAATCGGTAGAGATCACCAACCGCGAGGTAACCGGCTCGTGCGCGCTGGATCTGACGGCCGCCAACGAGGTGTCTTTCATGGACGCGGTGAATGCCAATACGTTGATCAGCCTGGGCTTCCAGTTTGGCACGGCGGCCGGGGCCAGGGCGCTGATCCACGCCCCGTCGGTGCAGCGTACAAACCCGAAAAAGGAAGACCAGGATGGCGTGCGTCTGATCGGCTTCGACCTGCGGCTGTTGCCCAGCACTGCCGGTAGCGATGAATTCCGCCTGGTGGTGATGTGATGAACCTGGACACCTACTTTCCGGAAGTCCGTCACCCGGTCATCGGCGGTAAACACATAGCCATCGCGCCGCTCAAGGTGCGCCAGATTCCGCCTTTCATGCGCGCCATCGGCCCCGCTGCCGGGTTGTTGTTTTCTGGCGATCTGGCCGGCGCGCTCGGCGCGCACGGCGAAGAGCTGATCCATGCCGTTGCGGTAGCGACCGACCAGCCGGCCGACTGGCTGGGCGATCTGGATACCGACGAGTTTCTGCGCCTGGTGGGTGATGTGGTGGAGGTCAACGCCGATTTTTTCGCGCATCGGGTGACGCCGGCCCTGGAAGCGACGGTGGGCAAGCTGATGAGAGCGCTGACGCATGGGGCGACGCCTTCGCAACCCTCCTCGCAGGCGGCGTCGGCTGGCGAGACTGCCACGACCTGACGCTGGCCCAAGTGTCCGGCATGGTTGCGGCGATGCAGCGTCAACAGGGCCGGGCGCAGGCATTGCAGGCGGTTGCCCTGCGCACGGCGGCTTGGGGTGAGGCAAGGGAATTCGGACAGATGCTGGACCGGCTGAACGGCGTCAAACCGGCGGCGATCCGGGGTGAGATTGACGCCAGTCTGGCGGCGTTTGGGTTACGGGCGGAATGCCCGCCAGATGCGCCATGACCAGTACAGCGCACCGGCGACGAAGCCGAGCGTGAAGATCAATCCAAGCAGCATGAGCGGTATGAGCATGACAGGAGTATAGACGATGGGTTTTTCCGGCACATCCATGACGCTGGCGATCGCGCTGAAACTGGCGGATCAGATGAGCGGGCCGCTCCAGGATGCGGTAAAAAAGACCAAGGATGCGCTGGAGGGTCTATCCAAAGCCGGCGCGGAGCTGGGCAAAATAAAGCTGTTCGAGACGACGAAAAATGAACTTGAACAATTGCAAAAGCAGTTTCTGGAAGCCCAAAAACAGCGCGACTTTCTGAACGAGTCGGCCAATAAAGGGGGCGACGCCGGCGCCAAGATGTTCAAGGCAGACATCGCGGCGGCGAAAGAAGAAGTGCTGAAACTGGCGCGCGCCATCGAGGACAAAAAGAAAGTCCTGGGCGATGCCGGCCAGGCGCTGCGTGATGCCGGCGTGGACATGGACAACCTGGGCGCGCGTGCGGTCGAGCTCTCGCGCAGGGTTGAACGCGAGACCCGCTTTGATGCGCTTTCCGGGCGGCTCAAAGAAGTGGCCAACAGCGCGCGCGAGGTGGGCGAAAAGCTGGAGGCGGTCGGGCGGCAATCGTTGGCCGGTGGGTTGGCCATCGGCGCCAGCGTAGGCAAAACGGTGACTGCATACGCCTCGCAAGAAGAGGCGATTGCGCGCCTGAAGTCGGCCATGATGAGCAGCGACGGCTTGTCGAAAAATTTCGAGCGCATCCAGGCGCTGACCATCGAACTGGGCAACCGCTTGCCGGGCAACACCGCTGATTTCGCCAATATGGCGACCGCGCTGCTGCAACTGGGCGTTTCCGAAGAGGCGATCCTCGGCGGCGTCGGCAAGGCGGCGGCCAACCTGGCGGTGGTGATGCGCCTGCCCTACGAGGAGGCCGCCGAGATCGCCGCCAAGCTGAAGGAAGCGACCGGCACCACGGAAGCGGACATGCTGCGCTTCATGGATGTGATCCAGCGCACCGGCGCGCAGGGCGTCAAATCCGGCGAAATGATGCTGGCGTTCGCGCGGTCGGCGGGTGCGCTGAAGCAATACGGCATTCAGGGTGTGGATGAGGCCGAGAAGTTGGCGGCGGTCTATGCGCAGTTGATCAAGTCCGGCGCGTCCGGGGAGACCGTGGGCACGGGCATGGCGGCCATTCTGAACCGCCTGGTGACATTCGATACCCAGAACAGCAAGGTCGCCAAGGGGCTGCGCGAATCTGGAATAGAACTGGAGTTTTTCGACAAAAAGACCGGCAGCTTCAAGGGGATCGATAACCTGATCGCCCAGATGGACAAGCTCAAGACATTGAGCCAGGAAGAGATGGGCGGGGCATTGCAGGGCATTTTCGGTGCCGGCCAGGATGCTCAGTTCATGGCCCAGTTGGCCATGAGCGGCAAGTCCGGCAATCAGGCCATGAAAGACCGTATGGCCGCCGGCGCAAACATCGATACCAAGGTCGATGTGCAGCTTTCCACGCTGGCCGCCAAGTGGGAAGCCGCCACCGGCACTTTCAGCAACCTGCTCGCCGCGATCGGCGAGACCATGGCGCCCAAGCTGGGCGAAATCGTGGACTGGTTCGGCAAGATCAGCGAGGCCGGCATGAAGCTGGTCAGTGAAAACAAGGAGTTATTCGGCTGGCTGGGTCTGGGTGCGGCGGTTGTTGCCGGTACGCTGGTCACCGGCGGCGCGTTGGCCATCGGCCTGAACACGGTAGCCAAAATTTTTAGCGGCATCACCGAAGGCATGGCGGTGCTGGCGAAGATCGGGCCGGTGCTGGGCGGCGTGACGGACAGCCTGGTCAAATGGGGGCCGCAACTGGCCAAGGGACTGCAAACGGTGGGCGCGGCAACCGCCAAGGTTATCGCGGCGCATCCCATCCTGGCCGCGATCTTTGGCGCGGTGGCGATCGGGTTCCTGGTCTACGACAACCGCAAGGCGTTGGCCAGCGGCATCAAATCCATGGTGGATGGCTTTTCCGAGCTGTTCAGCGCGCTGGCTGACAAGTTCAAGGATATCGGCCAGCAGATCATGAATGGCTTGATGGAGGGCATCAAGAGCGGTCTGCGCTGGGTCCAGGCCGCGTTGCGCAAGGTGGGTCTGGATCTACCAGATAGTCTGAAAAAGGTTTTGGATATCCGCTCGCCGTCGCGGGTGTTCATGGAGATCGGCGAAAACATCGGCGAGGGTCTGGCAATCGGTATCGCAAATTCGACCGGCGACGTGGCCGATGCGGCCAAGAAAATGGCCGAAGTGGTGGTTGTTGAACCCAGCAAGCAGGCCCGCACAGCAGGTGGTGCATTCAAATCTGCCGCCGATGCCGCACGCCAGGGCAGCGGATTCAAGGGCGGGCTGGCCGAGTATTTTGACAGCGTCAAAACCACCAGCGACGCGATCAAGGATGTCACCGTGCGGGCGTTTCAGGGCATGGAAGACGCGCTAACTTCGTTTGTAACCAACGGAAAGCTCGACTTCAAAAGCCTTGCCAATTCCATCATCGCCGACATGGCACGGATGATGGTGCAGCAGAGCATCACCAAGCCGCTGGCTACGATGGCAATGAGCATGTTCGGCTTCGCCAACGGCGGCGCTCCGGGCGGCGTTTCCGCCTGGCGTAACCAAGTTGTCGACCGCCCAACCTTCTTTGCCTTCGCCAGCGGCGGTGTCATGGGCGAGGCTGGCCCGGAGGCCATCATGCCACTGTCGCGCGGCGCGGGCGGCAGGCTTGGGGTTGATGCCAGCGGCATGGGCGGCGTGACGATCAATGTCATCAACAACGCCAGCGGCGCGCAGACCACCACGCGCGAGCGCACAGAGGGAAACAACCGCATCATAGATGTGCTGATCGAGCAGATTGATGGCGCCATGGCCAGCGGCATCACGCGCGGCAGCAGCAAAACCGCTGCCGCCCTGGGCAACACCTTCGGTCTCAACCGCGTTGCAGGAGCCTACTGATATGGCAACCTGGCCCAGCACCCTGCCCACGCCGAGTTTCGGCGGTTACGCACTGGACCCGGTTGACCCGGTGATCCGTTCCGATATGGAATCCGGCAGTCCGCGCACGCGCCGTCGCACGCGGGCGCGCAATGACAAGATCAACGTGTCCTGGTTGTTGACTGACCGGGAAATGGCGGCATTCCGGGCGTGGTTCGATTGGTCGGATGGAGCAGCAGGCGGTGCAGCATGGTTCAACATCACGCTGGCCTATGGCGACCAGGGACTGCGCAGCCGGGAAGCAAAGTTCGCATCGATATTCAAGGCAAATCTGGCAGCCGGCATGCTGTGGAGCGTATCCGCCACGCTGGAGATACGCGGCGGCGACCTGACGGTTGACGCCATTCTCGGCGCGGTGCTGGGCCTGGTTTCATCGTCTGGCGTTTACCCCTCGCTGGTGCTGGATTTTGCCGGCCAGCAGGCCCTCGACAATCGTATTACATTCACCCGCGCCAGTGTCGGCACCTATTTCGACGCGGAAGGCGTGCTGCGTACTGCTGCCGATGACGTGCCGCGCTTCGACCACGACCCCCTGACCGGCGAGAGCCTGGGCCTACTGGTCGAGCAGGCATGCACCAACTCGTTCCCGACCAGCGTTTACCCGGCAGGCATCAGCAATGGAACATGGGTGGATCAGGCCGGTGTGCTGGCACCGGATGGCGCCACGGCGAAAGCGTTCATCCCTACAGTAACGAATGCGATGCATACCGTTCCTAGCAGCAGTGTCGTTGATATTTCCGCGCTGGCTGTGGGGGCGACTACGGAGATTGAACTGTCGGCATTTACGCGGGATCGGGACACGTATCGACCCTATTTCGTGCTAGTGGCAACCGATGGCATTGCGCCGAAATACCTGCTCGGACAGGCAACTGGCGTCAACGGCGCTCTTGGCAGCCTCAGTATTGGCACCGGCTGGAGTGCTACATCGTCGCGTGTGCAGTTGCTCAAAAACGGCTGGCGGCGCGTATCGATGAAGGGAACCTACACCAAGCAAACTGGTGATACTCAATTGTTCGGGTCGTTCCAGGTTTGGAACGGTGCTGGGCAGCAGACCTATGCCGGCGACGGTACGTCAGGCATTTACCTGTGGGGTCAGCAAATCGGCACCCCGGATCAGTCCTATGTTCCGACTAACGGCAGCGCGGTGACTCGGGCAGCCGATAGCCCGACGATAGCCGGTGCAGGGTTTACCAGTTGGTATCGGCAGGATGAAGGCACGTTCCTGGTGTCGGCGCGGCGTCATGGGGCAAACTCTGTGTCTGCTCCGCTGTTGTTCAGCGTTGGTGGGGCGTATGACGATTCAATGTATATGTCCAAGTCAGTATCAGGCCTGACGATGGTAACGTCCGTCCGAAAGGGAGCCGCAACGCTGTCCAGTTCGGGCCTCGGCTCGATGGTCGCCGACACGCTGTTCAAGGCGACAACAGCCTACAAACTCAACGACCTTGCCTCGGTTTTGAATGCCGGTGCCGTAACAACGGACGACACGGTGGAAATCCCAACGGTTTATGTGCTTGCGATGGGGCGGTCTTCGTGGTCTGTTGCAAATCACTGGAACGGCCACATCGCCCGCCTGGCTTACTACCCGCAACGCCTGAGCAACACGGAATTGCAGGAGTTGACCGGTGCCTGATTCAACACTCAGCCAGGCGATCATGGAGGCGTATGCCAGCGCGCCGGATGACCCGATCTACCACACGCTGGAACTGCGCCACCCGGCATTCACGACTCCGATCCGCGTAGTGCGGGACTGGGCCGATCTGACCGCAACCCTGGAAGCCAGTGCGCCGGCCAACCCGGGTGAGACTGTGACCTTCGTCCGTTTCGCATTCGACTTCACCAAGCCAGAGGTCAGCGCCAGCGGCGTGCCGCAACTGACCATCGAGATCGACAACGTGGACCGGGCCATCGTCGCCAACATCGAGGCGGCATTGACCACGGCTGACATGGTGCAGGCGACTTATAGGGAATACCTCGGCAGCGACTTGAGCGGGCCTCAGAACGACCCACCCATTCACATGACGATTATGAGCATCACCGCTGACGTGTTCCGCGTTCGGGCGACAGCAGGTTTCCCCGACTTGATGAACCGTCGCTTCCCCTCGACCGAGTACGACAGCGAGACCTTTCCGGGGCTGGTGTCATGATCGATTTCGCTCAATACATAGGCATACCCTGGCAAGCCGGCGCGCAAGGGCCGGACGCCTACGACTGCATGTCGTTTTTCCGGCTGATCCAGGCCCAAAACTTTGGCATTCAGGTGCCGGCGATCATCGCCCCCGATTACAACGACCCCGGCGTGCTGGTCGAGTTGTTCAGCAACCATGCGGAGCGGCTGCGCTGGCACCGTGTCGAACAGCCGCGCCACGGCGATGCCGTCATCATCCACCGGCCAATGCACGTCGGCACTTGGCTGGACATCGACGGCGGCGGCGTTCTGCATTGCGTGCGGGATGCCGGGGTGGTCTTCACACCTGATGCCGCGTGGCGCATGAGCGGGTTTGGCCGGCGTGAATATTTCGCATTCGGGTATCGCCCATGACCGCAACTGTCGTCTATCTCGCCCACGCTCTGACGCCCAGCAAGCGCCGCATCGAACACGTCGCCCCGCGCAGCATCAGGAGCCTGGCACCCGACTGGAGGCGCCCACACATCGCCTTGCTGAACGGCCAGGCCATCATGCGAGCCGACTGGTCGCGCAGGCTGCACCACGGCGAGACGCTGGCGTTTGTCGATGTGCAGAGCATCCCCCAAGGAGGCAAAGGCGGCAGTAATCCCTTGCAGATGGTGCTGATGCTGGCGGTGATGGTGATGGCTCCACAAGCGGCCTGGGCGATAGAGGGCATGCTGGGTGCAAGTGGTATCGCTGTAGGTGCCTCCGGCTTGATGGCGATTCAGGCCGGCGTTGTGTTCGCCGGCATGATGCTGGTTAACGCGCTGATCCCGCCGCCCAAGTTGCCCAGCCCGCAGCAGGCCGCCGCACTGGCCGCGCCATCGCCCACGTACAGCCTGCAAGCGCAGGGCAACTCAGCCCGGCTGGAAGCGGCTATACCCGAGCATTTCGGGCGCATGATCGCCTATCCCGATTTCGCGGCCCAGCCCTATCAAGAGTTTGCCGGCAACGAGCAATATCTCTACCAGTTGCTGTGTATCGGGCGCGGCGAGTACGACATCGAGGCGATTCGCGTAGAAGACACACCGATCAGTTCGTTCGATGAAATCACCTACGAAATCATCCAGCCCAACGGCGCACTGACCCTGTTCCCGGCCAACGTCATCAGTGCGCCGGAGGTCAGCGGACAGGAAATTGAGAAGGATGTTTACCTCGGCCCGTTTATCCTGAGTGCACCGGAGACTGTTGCCAACACAATTGGCGTCGATTTCGTTTTGCCGCGTGGTCTCTATCACGTCAACGGCACGACCGGCGCACTGGAAGAAATGTCGCTGCAAGTTCAGATTGAGGCGCAGACCATCGATGACCTTGGCGCACCAGTCGGTTCCTGGGCAACCATTGGTAGCGTGACCTATACGGCAGCAACCACCACGCCACAGCGTTATTCCGAGCGCTACAACGTGATTCAGGCCCGCTATCAAGTGCGGGTGAAGCGGCTCGACGCCAAAGAGACAGATACGGATTATGGCCATGAGGTTGCGTGGGCGGGCGTCCGCGCCTACCTGCCCGATACCCGCACCTTCGGCGATGTGACCTTGTTGGCGATGCGGATGCGAGCCTCAAACAACTTGAGCATGCAGGCCAGTCGCAAGATCAACGTGATCTGCACGCGCAAGCTGCCGATCTGGAATGGCTCGACCTGGAGCGGATTGACAGCCACACGCTCGATTGCATGGCCGATTGCCTACGCCTGCAAACAAGTCGGCCTGACAGATGCGCAAATCGACTTGCCGACGCTGCTGGCACTGGACGCCACCTGGGCGGCGCGAACCGACTTCTTCGATGCACGCTTTGACAACTTCCTTGGCTTTTGGGAAGCGGTCAGCAAGATGGCGTCAGCCGGTCGTGCCAAGGTTTACATGCAGGCCGGCGTGGTGCGGCTGATGCGTGACCAAGCGGCAACGATCCCGGTGCAACTCTACTCGATGCGCAATATCCTGCGAGGCAGCTTCAGCGTCGATTATCTGATGCCCACGGCAGACACCGCCGACGCGATCGATGTCGGCTATTTCGACTCCGGCGTCTGGTCGCCTCGCCGTGTCCGCGCCTTGCTTCCAGCCAGCACCGCCGCCCGCCCGGCGAAGGTCGATCTGTTCGGCGTCACCGGCCGGCAGCATGCTTTCCGTGAGGGGATGTACCAGGCTGCATCGAATCGCTACCGGCGCAAGATCATCCGCTTCAGCGCGGAAATGGAAGGATTCATTCCGTCGTTCGGCGATCTGATCGCGGTTCAACACGACATGCCCGCATGGGGCCAGGCCGGCGAGGTGGTGGCGTGGAACAGCCTGACCCGCACCGCCACCTTGAGCGAGCCGTTAGAGTGGGCGGAATCCGGTACGCACTACATCGCCCTGCGCAAGCGTGACGGTTCCGTGGACGGGCCGTACTCGGTGATGCAAGGACTGCTCGATACGCAAGTCATTCTCTCTGCCACGCCGGCCATTACACCCTATGTGGGTGGAGCGGAGGAACGCACGCACTACACCTTCGGCGTGGCCGAGACCTACCGTCAGCCGGCCAAGGTGATTTCGATCCGCCCGCGTGGTCTGCATTCAGTCGAGATCGAGTGCGTCAACGAAGACCCCAGCGTCCACACCGCCGAAGTCGGCCAACTTGCCCCGGCGATCCAGTTTAGTCAGTTGGCCGGCTACACCAACGCGCCAGCCGTGGTCGGCCTGTCAGCCAGATCAATGCCGGGCAACCCCGAACAGATGCTGCTGACGTGGCAACCCTCGCCGTGGGCGGATTACTACGTCATCGAGCAATCCAGTGATGGCATGACCTGGACCCGTACCGGCGAAACCGGAACCAGCAATTTCAGCGCCCGCGCACTGTACGGCAGCGCCACCCTGATCCGCGTGGCGGCGGTCGGTGTCGCAAAAGGCCCGTGGGTGACAGTCAGCTATGGTAGTTCGGCGGACTATATGTGGTCAGCCACGACTACGGACCTGATGTGGAACGCCGTCACAACAACCCCCATGTGGAGCTATTGATATGCCTACCCTACCGCTGGCGACAGCCTTTACCGGCTCGGCGATTACCGAAGCCCAGTTCAAGACCGCCATCACCGATCAACGAGAATTTCTCGCCAGCCTGCTCGGCACTGCGGGCACGCAATCCGCCGCGTTGGCGGCCATCGGCGCGCTGCTCAGTGGTGTGTCAGCCAAAACATCCGCCTACACCGTTCTCGCGGCGGATCGCGGGAAGTTAATCGACTGCACCAGCGGCACCTTCAGTCTGACGCTGACCGCAGCGGCCACGCTTGGCGCCGGCTACAGCTTCGCCGTGCGCAACTCGGGCACGGGCGTCATCACCATCGACCCCAATGCGGCAGAACTGATCGACGGGGTGGCGACCATTACCTTGCAGGCTGGCGAATCCTGCCTGCTGATCTGCAACGGAACAGCCTGGAAAACCGTTGGCCGCACAGCGACTGTGCCCGTGGACATCCAGACGTTCAACTCCAGCAACAACTGGCTGAAGCCGGCAAAAGGCACGGTGGCACTGGTCGAGGTGTGGGGTGCCGGCGGCAGCGGCGCGCGTGATTCAGATTATTCGGGCAGCGGCGGTGCCGGTGGCGGCTATGCCGCGAAACTGATCCCGCTGGCCTCACTCGCGGCATCGGTATCGGTAACGATTGGCGCGGGCGGATCGGCGCGGGCCACCAACCTTGCTGGGCAGGACGGTGGATCGACAACCTTCGGATCGCACCTCAGCGGTTATGGTGGCAAGGGGGGGCGTAGACCGACAGTCGATGACGTCTCGGCTCTAATAGAGACACCTGGAGGAGCGGGCGGCGGCGGCGACCACGATGGCGTTGGTGGTGTCGGTGGCGGAACCAATTATCACAACGGCGGCGCGGCTGGCGGTGCGTCTCGGTACGGTGGCGGCGGGGGTGGTGGAGGCGCATCCGACTCAAGCCCAGGGGCAGCGGCGGGCGGAACATCTACCTATGGCGGAAATGGCGGCGCGGGCGCGCATGACGCCAACAACGCCGGCAACGGCACCCAGCCAGGCGGCGGCGGCGGCGGTGCAGAGGATGGCACCAGCGGAGCAGGCGGCAACGGTCGCTGCGTGGTCACGGTATTCTGAGCGAGGGCAAAATGCGGATAGCACTGATTGAAAACGGCACGGTCTCCAACATCTCGGTCGGCGACGAACTGCCTGTAAACGGCGTGTCCATTGACTTCCTGGAAGTGGATATTGGCGACATCTACCAGGATGGGCAATTTTCAAAGCCGGCGATTTCAATTGAACAGATCAAAGCCGCGAAGCTGGAACAGATCGAGCAAGATCGTGACGCGCAATGCCGCGCCCCTGTGTACGTGCATGGCAGGCAATGGCAGGCCGACTCCAGGTCGCAAGAACTGCTCTCGCAGGCCATCACCCTATGCAGCGCCGGCCTACCTCTGCCGGCTGCGTGGAGAGACGTGGACAACGCCAATATGGTAATCACGTCTCTGGCCGACCTGCTTGCAATTGCCGGCGCAATTGCTGCACAAACACAAACGGCCTACGCGGTGTCATGGGCCAGAAAGGCAGCGCTGGAAGCGGCGACAACAATGATAGAGATTGAGGCCATTTGA